TCAATACAGAAGGTATAGATTACATTGTAACATCCGATACAGATTCACTTTTTATTCAAGTTAAAGATTTACTTAGACAAAGATATCCTGATTTAGACTTAAACAATAGAGAAGAAACAGTTAAGTATGTTTTAGAAATTGCTACTGAAGTACAACAAATTGCAAATGATAATTTACATGGTTTAGTAGTTGAATTATTTAATCTACATGATAGAGAACATTATTTCGATTTAAAACAAGAGGTTGTACTTGAACGAGGGTATTTTGCAGGTAAAAGACGTTATGCCCAATTCATTGTAAATAAAGAAGGTGTTCCTGTAGAAGAACTAGATATTAAGGGATTAGATTTAATGAAGTCAAATTTTCCACCATATTTTAGAAACTTTAGTAAGCAACTTCTTCAAGATATAATGTTTGGAAAACCTAAACCAGATATAGATAAACAAATATTAGCATTTAGAGAAAGTATAGACACTGTAGATTGGAGATTACTATTAAAACCTACAGGTTTAAAAAACATAGGAGGGTATATTGCTTCTCCTCCTAAAGCAGGTGAAATATTCTCTAAATTGGGATTAAAATGCCCAATTAATACTAAATCAGCTATATATTATAATGATATATTACGTTTTAAAAAACTAGATAAACAATACAATACGTTCCAGATAGGGGATAAAATGTTTATAGCTTATTTAAAAGATAATCCTTATAATATAGAAGTTATAGGGTTTAACGGATATGATGATCCTCCATTCATTACAGAATTTATAGAAAAATACCTAGACAAAACACAGTTATTCGATTCTGTGTTAAGAAATAAATTAGAAAGTTTATATGATGATTTAAAATGGGGTAAACCTATATTTAATAGTAATATAAATAAATTCTTTCGATTTGGATAACCAAAAAATAATTATTATATTTAAAATATGATTAAAAAATTAGACTTAGTAGCAAGTATTGAAAAATATTACCTTGGAGGTATTATTGAAAGTGTTAAATGGAATGTATCTGAAGGTAAATTGCATACAAATTTTGTATCTCCTTATCAAGACTTAGTAGGACATATAGAATGTGACCTTAATATAGAAGATGGAACTATAGGTATATTTAATACTAGTGCTTTACTAAAAATGTTAAGTATATTAGAACATGATATATTAGTTAATGTTGAAACAACTCATAAAGTTCCAACTAGATTACTTATTGAAGATTCTAACTTTTCACTTCAATATACTTTAGCTGATCCTTATATTATTCCACCATCTCCATCTATTGATGAACCTGAATACAATACTGAGTTTAATATAGATGCCGAGTTTATCCTTAGATTTACTAAAGCTAAAAATGCTTTAGGTTCTAATACTAAAGACATAGTACGAATAACTAATTTCATTCATGAAGATGGAGTTAAACAAGTTAAATTTATATTAGGGGATCCTACATCTCATTCTAACAAAGTAGAATTTACATGCGATGCTACTTATGAAGTATTTCATAAAGAATTACTTACATTCAATTCATCTCATATAAAAGAGATACTATCAGTAAATAAAGAAAATATCCAAAGTGCTAAAGGATACATCAGTATGCAAGGATTACTTAAATTAGAATTTATTACAGAAACAGGAAAAGCAGTATATTATTTACCTGAATTAAAATTTTAATATATTTATAATAAACAAAAGACTTTAGGGCAATACAGTTTTTAAATTATTAACGCGATCTTAGGACGCACAAAACGTAAATCAAAATGAGTACACAATTCAATGAATGGGATATCTTATTCCATAATTTCTTCTTTCCATCAAGTGGATTCGGATCAGCATCCACAACCAAACAACCACACCCATTAAACATTTATTATGACGAAACAGGCCTTCACTTTGAAGTAGCATGCACTGGTCTAACTAAAGATGATGTTAAAGTAGATATCGAAGATGATATCTTAAAAATCAGTTACGATAAACCTGAAGAAGATCTACATCCTGGAACTATCCATAGAAGTTTATCTAAAAAATCCTTTAATTTAGGTTATAAAATTTCAAGCAAATACGATTTAAGTAAATCTGATGGTAGACTAGAAAATGGTTTACTAACGATCTTTATTCCTATTACTGAAAAAGCTAAACCTAAAACTATCAAAATCAAATAAAAATATTGCCCTAAAGTTAGGTTTTTCCAAGAATATTTTATATATTACAGTTATGAATCAGATAATTAAAATAAATGACGAATTATTTTTAATAAAGAGAACAACTAATGAATTGTATGAAAGGTTTGCTAGTTTATGGAATAAAACATCTATAAATCACAAAACATTTAAAAAAGATGGCCGAATGTACTTCTGTGAACTTATAGAAGAGGCCCAAATTACAGAAGATAATATTAACCAAAAACAAGAAGAAAATGATTAAAGCAGTATGGGATGCCATAATTGTAAAGGCAGACGAGAAAAATGACCGTATGCACGGAAAATTTATTATTCCTGATTTAAGCCAAGAGAAAGCAATAATTGGAACAATTATTGACATTGGCCCAGGAAAATGGAACACAGCTGGAACTGAAAGAGTTCCTATGTCTTTTAAATTAGGAGACAGAGTATTATTACCTCAAGTAGGAATAACTAAACTAGAATGGGACGGAATAGAATACTTAGCTACATCAGAAGCTACAGTATTAGGATTAATTAAAGAACAAAACTAAATATGAAAACAGCCTTTAATCAAGAAGCTAAAGAGAAGTTAGCAAATGGTATTAAAACCGTAGCAAATGCTGTTGGTTCTACCTTAGGTCCATACGGACGAAATGTATTATTCCTTGACGAATATGGAAGTGTACGTAGTACAAAAGATGGTGTAACTGTAGCTAAAGAGCTTAAAAATCTTGAGGATCCTATTGAACATATGGGTGCTCAAATGATAAAAGAAGCATCTATCAAAACCGCAGATAAAGCCGGAGATGGAACTACTACATCAACTGTATTAGCTAATGAATTAATCCAAAAAGCATTTAACAGTATAAACACTAATACTAATGTAGTATCAGTAAAAAAAGGTATTGAAGCTGGAGCTGCTGAAGTACTAGCAAGTTTAAAACAAATTAAACGTGAAATTACTTCTCCTGAGCAAATTAAACAGGTGGCTACTATTTCTGCTAACAATGATGAAGAAATTGGGTCATTAGTGGCAGAAGCAATGGAGTTAGTAGGACAAGATGGTGTTGTAACTGTTGAAGAATCTAAAACAGGAGAGACATCATTAGAAACCGTTGAAGGTATCCAATTCGATAGAGGATATAAATCAATGTATTTTGTAACTGATAATAACTCAATGTCAGCTACCTTACAAAACCCAGTAATTTTAATTTATAATGGACGATTAGTATCAGTCAAAGAATTACTTCCAATTCTTGAAGGTGCTTCTCAAACAGACAATTCATTACTAATCATCGCTGAAGATATTGATGGTGAAGCATTATCTACGTTAATCGTAAATAAGATGAGAGGTATGTTAAAAGTAGTAGCAGTTAAAGCTCCTGATTTTGGAGATAGACGTGCTGCTGTCTTAGAAGATATTGCTACTGTAACAGGTGGAACAGTAGTATCACCTGAAAAAGGTATGAAATTAGACAGATTTAATTCTGAATGGTTTGGTACTTCTAGAGTTGTAACTGTAACTAAAGATACTACTACAATTGTAGATGGTAGAGGTGAAGAAATAACCGTTCAAGAACGTGTAGGTGAATTAAAAGAACAAATTGGAAAAGCAACATCAGCATTCGAAAAAGAACATTTACAAGAACGTTTAGGTAAATTAGTAGGTGGTGTAGCCGTAATTAATATTGGTGGTGCTACTGAAACTGAAATTAAAGAGAAAAAAGACCGTATCGATGATGCTTTACAAGCAACAAAAGCTGCTTTAGAAGAAGGATTATTGCCTGGTGGTGGTATTGCTTTATTAGAAGCTAGAGAAGGAATTACTCAAAATAAAACAGATGGAGGTGATTTTAACTTAGGTAAAAGAATTATTTACACTGCTTGTGGTGCTCCATTCTTAAAAATTCTTACAAATGCTGGAATTGAAACTACAAACGAAATAGTTTTTGATCTTCGCAAAGCTAGAGAGGATAACCCAGAAACAGGTCGTACATTTGGATATAATATAAAAACAGAAACAGTAACAGATATGTTTGAAGCTGGTATTATTGATCCGATGAAAGTAGTACGTACAGCGCTAGCAAATGCTGTATCTGTTGCCGGAACTGTACTAATAACAGAATGTGTACTTTATAATGAACCTAAAAAAGATAAAGAAACTGATATGTCTGGAATGGGAATGTAATTTTAAAAATATTAAGGATACCCAAATAAAAATTATAAATTTAGGTTATGAATATAAAAAATACACTTTGGGTGGAAGCTTACCGCTCACAAAATTTAGATACATATGTTGGAAATGAGGGCATAAAAGCCTTCATTTCTAAATGTATAAATAATAATGATATTCCTCATTTATTATTGTTTGGTAAACCGGGTACAGGTAAAACCACTTTAGCTAAATTAATTACTAAAAACATCAAATGTGATGTAATGTATATTAACGCGTCTGATGAAAGAGGTATTGATACTATTAGAGATAAAATTGTAGATTTTGCCTCTGTAAATAGTTTTAATCCAATTAAGGTTATTATATTAGATGAAGCAGATTATATAACATCTCAAGCTCAAGCAGCTTTAAGAAATGTTATGGAAACCTACTCAGCTAAAACTAGATTTATATTAACAGCAAACTATGCTGAGCGTATAATTGAGCCATTAAAAAGTAGATGTCAAGCATTTCATATTGAACCACCTGCAAAGGGGGAAGTTGCAAAACATTTAGCAGGAATCTTAGATCAAGAAAATGTAACATATGAATTACCAACATTAGCTAGTCTAGTAAAAGCATATTATCCTGACATTAGAAAAATAATAAATGCATCTCAACAATCTGTAGATGAAAATAATAATTTAAATCCTAATGCTTTAATTGCTGATGTAGAAAATACATTAAATAATGTTATTCAACATTTAAAATCATCAAATAAACAAAGTTGGGCTGATATACGTCAAACTGTAGTAAACGACGATATAAACGATTTTATCCCTTTATTTACGGGACTATATGAAAGAGCATCTGAATTCAGTAACTTACCAGCAGATGTATCAATTCACGCTGCTCAGTATATGTGGCAAAATAATTCAATTGCTGATCGTGAATTGAATTTTATGGCTTTTATTTCACAACTTTTAAAAATCAAATAAATGAACCAAAAAGAATTAAATATGAATGTATCTTTACAAGATACTACACCTATTACTTGTGATAAATGTGGTCATGAGGTGTTTATAGAAGGCGTTATGTTGCGCAAAATATCAAAATTTCTAACAGGTACTGCACAAGATGCTTTAATGCCTATACCTGTATTTACTTGCGCTAAATGCGGACATGTAAATGAACATTTTATGCCTAAAGATAAAGAATAATGACAGTTTGGGATTATTTTTAATATTTATAACCAAAAATAGTCATGATAGGTATATATAAAATAACATCTCCCTCTGGAAAGATATATATTGGGAAATCTATAAATATCGAAGATAGAATAAACTCTTATAAATATGTAGGACGTCGAAAACTTCAACATAAATTAAATAATTCTATAAATAAATATGGTTTAGAAAATCATATATTTGAAATAATAGAAATATGTACATTGGATAATATAGATGAAAGAGAAATATATTGGATAAAACACTATAACTGTGTTGAAATCGGTTTAAATTTAACATATGGAGGAGAAGGAGGTATTCCTAGTCAAGAAGTTAGAATTAAAAAATCTAGATCGATGAAAGGGAAAACACATTCTGAAGAAACAAAAAATAAGATGAGGTTGGCCAAACAAGGACACACAATGTATACTCAAGAATGGTATAATAATATGAAAAAATCAACTTGGAGTAGTGGAACTAGTTCAAAACCTGTACAACAGTTAGATTCAAATGGAAATGTTATAAATGAATTTAAATCTATAACAGATGCCAAAAAAGCATTAAATGTTAAGTCAACTTCTATAAACAATGTATTAATAGGAATTAGTAAAACAGCACATGGTTACAAATGGAAATTCAAATAAATCTCTTACAGTTTGGGATTGGTTAAAACAAGTTACGTATGTAAGGGAACCTTGGGATAATTTTAGTGAAGAAGATAAAGAAAGTTTTAATGTCTATATGCTTCATAAAGTTATTTCAATGCATGAACCTTATATTGAATTAGCAAATTATTTACAAAAGTTCTGGTTATTAACTCCAAAACAAGTATATGAAGTATACTGTAGTTATTTACCTAAAACAGCTGTATATGCTAAATATATTAAATCAAATCAACCAAAACCAAATCAAGACTTAGTTAATATCTTAGCTAGTTATTATCAATTATCTACAAGAGAGGTAAAATCTTATCTACATTTATTAGATGAAAATCAAATTAAAGATATTCTTAATAGTAGAGGAATAAATGAGGAAGAAATTCAAAAATTATTAGGTTATGAAAAAAGTACCAAAGCATCTAAAACCTCTTTTAGAGCATAAAGCTGAAGAAATTAATTGGGAAACAGATAAAATTGTATCTTACTCTCAATTTTCAACTTGGAAACAATGTCCTCATAAGTGGAAACTTCAAAACGTAGATAAACTTAAAAACCCACCAAGTATTCACTTAATATTTGGAACCTCAATGCATACTGCTATACAACATTATTTAAAAGTAATGTATGAACAAAGTGGAGCAGCTGCTGATAGAGAAGATATAGTTAAATTATTTGAAGATACTCTTAGGGAGGAATACAAAAAAGGTTTTGAGCAAAATAAACAAGTTCATTTCTCAAATGCTGAAGAGATGACTGAGTTTTTTGAAGATGGAAAAACAATATTAGAATATTTTAAAAGAAAAAAAGGAGGCTATTTTTCAACTCGTAAAACACATCTTGTAGGAATAGAATTTCCTTTATCTTATGCACCACATGAAGGGTATCCTAATGTTAAGTTTAAAGGATTTATTGATCTTATATTTTACAACGAAAATACAGAAAAATTATACATCTACGATATAAAAACTTCAACTCGCGGGTGGAAAGATCAAGATAAAAAAGATGAAACTAAAACATCCCAAATCCTACTCTATAAATCCTACTTCAGTAAAATATTTAATTGGGATATAGATAAAATAGATGTTGAATTTTTCATTGTAAAACGAAAAATATGGGAAGAAAGTGATTTTCCTATTCCCCGAATTC